TGAGGTCTATTCAATATGCAATGATAAGACTGTGCGTTTATTGTGTAAAACTTCTTAAATAGGTATTGAAATTGCAAAGAACTTTGACATATCAAAAAAGCCGACATCATAAACGAGCTTACCAAAGCCGAATGGTTGAGGGAAGTTTGTGACAAGATAGGGAAGCACCAAGCCAATGATTTGTATCAGGAGGTGTTTTTAATAATCTGCGAAAAGGATGAAGATTGGATACATGAAAAATACAATAGCGGATATTGGGAAGGGCTTGTCATCCGTATCGTGGTCAACCAGGCTTACGGACAATACACCAGGTTCAACAAACTATTTAAACAAGAGCCAATGCTTGACAGCTCTAAACTTGAAATACCTGATCATGATGTTGACTACAGAAACGAGATACTGCATTACTGCATTGACATTGTCTTACGAGATTATGATTGGTATCACACCAAGATATGGAAGCTATACTCAGAAGGTGGAAGGAACATCAAACCAAAATCAGCACGATCCATCAGCAGAGCAACGGGTATCAGTAGGCATGAGATAGACAAAGTGATTAACGAGATTAAGTATAAAGCAAATAAACAATTCAAAAAATATGAACCTTACATTTGAGATTTTAGGACTCGCCTCCGCAGGAGTAATTCTTGTAAGAAACTGGACATATCGGCTCAAGGTTAAGCCATTTACCTGTGAGCTATGTCTTGCGTTTTGGTTGAGTGTTATGTACTTCCACTCCTTGGAGGGGGTTCTATTCTCATTTGTGGCAGGAATGACAGCAGCGATATTGAACAGATATGTATGAACTAAAGGATTTAAACGAAGTAAAGGAAACCTTAGAAAGGCATTTAAAATACCGAAGGGGCTTTGCACTAAGTCAACCAAGACCGAGCGAAGTCAACGAGGCACTAACCAAGGTAATAAGGATACTCAATGAAACTAACTCTGGAACATTACGGAACGAAGATAACGATTGAAACAAAACACGATGATGTCAACATACAAGAGCTTCAAGAGTTGCTGAGGTCGTTGTGCCTTGCGGCTGGATATTCACATGAAAACATTAAGGAGATGTTTGGAGAATGAGCAGATAATTAATTACCACTTTTTCGGGGTAATTGGAATATGTAATTACATATAAAGTGCTATTAAATGCACAAATTATATGTTTTTGAACCTTTAATAAAATAATATGACACAAGAACAAATAACATTCATACTGGAGGAGATGCTGCCAGTATTCCAAAGATGGAAAGAAACACAAGTGCTGAAGATGACACCTGAGCAGAACGTGGAGTTCAGAGCAGTGTACTTACAAGAGATGGGTAAACCACTTCCAACATGCGGCAACTGTGTAGTTGAGGGGATGCTCTCAATGATTATCAGAGCGGAGGCACAGCAGAAGGAACTTAACACTCTTGCAGACGATGAGCAGAAACCAAAACGTAAAAGGAGGAAACGCATTGAACAGAACACTAATACTGAACCAACTACTGACACCGAGCAGTAAATATCTTGAAATTGGAGTATGCAACCCACAAAGCAACTTCAATAAGATAAAAGCCACTAACAAGGTAGGCGTTGACCCAGGCATTGAGTTTCCTGATAACCCAGTGAAATATCAAATGACATCGGATGACTTCTTTACTCGCTTAGAACATGGTGACCTTGATATCCCAAAAAATCATAAATGGGATGTTATATTCATTGATGGGCTACATACAGCAGAGCAAGTTGAAAGGGATGTCTTAAACAGTCTAAAACACATTAAGAGAAAGGGCTTTATAGTGCTACACGATTGCAACCCACCTACTGAACACCATCAAACACCAGTACACAACAAAGGCGCATGGAACGGCACAGTATGGAAGGCATGGCTCAAATTCAGAGAGCAGTACAAAAGCTGCACCATCGACTGTGATTGGGGAGTAGGAATAATGACCACTAAGTTAGAGCAAACCAAGTTCAACATAACGGATGACTATCACACATTCGCACAAAATAGAAACGTGCTTTTGAACCTTTTACATCCTGACCAATTTAAACACTGGATTGAAACGGCATACTAAGACATACTTAAAATATTTCGGCTACGACACAACCGATTTCATACCGTGTGAGATATGCGGCAATCAAGCCGTTGATATTCATCACATCGAAGCAAGAGGTATGGGAGGCAACCCAAAAGGAGATAAAGACGAGATTGAAAACCTGATGGCGGTTTGTAGACATTGCCACGAGGAATTCGGGGATAAGGCAGAACACAAACATATGTTGAAAGTTGTCCATAAGGTTAAGATGACAGAAAGACAATAAACATCGGAGAAACATCGGTATGAAGTTAGAAAAACAACCACACGGAGGAGCATTGGTCAGAGCAGAAAAAGGGGAAACTGCAAACCCTAACGGCAGACCTAAAAAGTTTACTACCTTGATGAAGGAGGAGGGCTACAAACTTTCAGAGGTGAACGATAGCATACAGGCTATCATGGCAATGGATGAGAAGGAGATTAAACAGGTACTCAAAAACGAAGGAGCAACCATGTTAGAAAAGACAGTTGCAAAGGCTATCATCAAGAGTTATGAGAAAGGATCACTCTATTCAATGGACACTTTGTTGAGTAGGGTATATGGTAAGCCCAAAGAAACGGTAGATGCAACCGTTGAGGCTAAGGTTGTTAACGTGACACTTAATTTAGACTAAACCAAAAGGTAAATAATATGGATGAAATTACATTTTTAGGCAATGCCTGGTCTGATGACTACGGCTTGAACATCACGGTTAACGTGGAGAAATTCAAACAAGCACTTTCTGACGGAAAGCTTGAGATTAACAAGTACGGAGATGTGCGAATCAGAGTGCAGAAACTCAAGACTCAGAACGACAGGTCAAAGGCTACCCACTATGTGGCAGTGCCAAGACCACCGAAGGAAAAGGATGATATGCCTTTCTAATGAGGGTACTTCTATTACTTGACGGCATGAATGGGGTGAGCTTTCACAGGCTATACACCCCTTACGTCAAAATTCAAATAGACTACGGAATCACAGTTGATGTTTCTGTTGATCAAGGGGAATGGGCTGACCTACCTTTTGAGAAATATGATTGCGTGGTATTCAACCGATGGCTTGGAAGATTGCAGTATAACATTCTTCCGATACTTGCCAAAAAGAAAATCCCTTTCATTGTTGATATTGATGACTATTGGGTAATTCCTAAACACAACCCAGCTTATAAGTTTTACCGGGCTTATATCAAGAATGGAATCAAGGACAGTCTACACTATGCAGATGCAGTGATGGTGACCACTCCGCAACTTGAGGAGAAGGTCAAAGAGTTCAATACAAACGTCACAATCATCCCCAATGCTTTAGACTACAATCAAAGCCAATGGAAAGCAGAAACAGAGCATCCTTTCACTATCGGTTGGGTAGGAGGGTTATCACACACGGAAGACTTAAAGTTGCTTACAAACAAAATAAAGCCTATCTGTGAAGAATACGGAGCGAGATTCCTAATGTGTGGCTTCCATGAGAACGTCCCCGATTGGGCAACAATGGAAAAAGCAATCACAGGACAGCCAAGACATAAACGACCAGAGTGGTTTCAGACAAGGGTAGGAACAAAAGCAAACGAGTTCGGCAAGTATTACTCGGAGATTGATATCTGTTTAGCACCATTGCAAAAGACACAGTTCAACCGTTACAAGTCAGAACTGAAAATCTTAGAAGCAGCAGCCTACAAGTTGCCTATCTTTGTAAGTGCAGTTGAGCCATACACGAACCACCGAGATAACCTCGGATGTTTCTTTGTCAAGAATAACGATTGGTCAGAGATTGGAAAGCTAATCAAGTCTGACAAAGTCAAAGAGGTAGGGGAGATTAATTACCAGTATTGCAACCAACATCACAACCTTGATATGATCAACAAAAAGCGTGTAGACCTTCTAAGGAGTGTTACATCGTGAAACAAAATCGGTTTTTTTTAACACGTAAATAAGGGGTTAAAAATGCAAATAAACTACTCAAGACCAAAGTTAACCACTTACCAAAAAGCCATCTTAGATAGTGAGGCACGTTACACAATAACGGCTGCATCTACAAAGACGGGGAAAACGGCAAGTCATATCATTTGGTTGTTTGAGCAGTCGCTTAGTTTAAAAGAGAATCAATCGGTGTGGTGGGTTGCTCCTGTGTATCAACAAGCGGAGATAGCATTCAGAAGGATGAAGGCACAGGTCACAGAGAAAAACTTCTTTGTATCCAACGAGAGCAAATTAACACTGATAACACCAGTAGGCTCAAGGATTGAGTTTAAATCGGCAGAGAAACCTGACAACCTTTACGGTGACGATGTGTACTCAGCAGTCTTTGATGAGGCATCAAGAGCAAGAGAGGATTCATGGTTCGCTCTACGTTCAACCCTAACGGCAACACAAGGGAAATGCAAACTCATTGGAAACGTCAAGGGGAAAAAGAACTGGTTTTATAAGTTAGGAGAGAGGGCAAAGTCTGGTGATCCTAACATGGAGTATTTCAAAATCACGGCTTACGATGCAGCAGATGAAGGCATCATTGAACGTGAGGAGATAGAACAAGCCAAACGTGATTTACCTGAGTATGTATTTAAAGAGTTATACTTGGCTGAACCTGCTGACGATAATAGCAACCCATTCGGACATGAGAACATCAACGCTTGTATTCAACAGAGTACCGGCACACCGAAGGCTTACGGAATTGACCTTGCAAAGTACACTGACTGGACTGTGATCATAGGACTAAACGAAAAGGGCGAGGTCGTTCACTTTGACAGATTCCAAGCAGATTGGAGTCAGACATTGCAAAAGATTACGGCAACCATAGGCAACACACCTGCTTTTGTGGATAGCACAGGCGTTGGTGATCCTATTGTTGAGCAACTACAAAGGCAACACCCAAGAATCAAAGGCTTTAAATTTACGAGTCAATCTAAGCAACAACTGATAGAGGGGTTAGTCGTGGCAGTGCAAAGTCAGCAAGTTAAATTCCCTGAGGGTGTGATTGCCGATGAAATGCGTAACTTTGAATTTGAATATACAAGAACAGGAGTGAGATACACAGCACCACAAGGACTACATGATGACTGCGTGATGGCGTTAGCTCTTGCCAATGATTGCAAACAACACAATAAACCAGGACTATTTTACTATGCTTAAATGGAAAGATATTACAATCGGAATGCTTCAAGAGATTGGGGAGCTTCCTGATGACCTTAACCCGATTGAGAAAACAGCTCACACAGTAGCGATTATTAAAGGGCTAACTTACGAGGAGGTTGAGAAGTGGACACTAAATGACTTACGGAAAATTGATTTGTCGTTTTTAGAGCAAGAACCAAAGCACCGATTGAAATGGACATTTAAACACAAGGGCAGAAGATTCAAGCTCGTGAAGAATGCCAAAGCAATGGAGGCTCATCACTTTATTGAACTGCAAGAATTAGGTGATAGCGACAAGATAGAGGCATTGCACAAAATCATTGCTTGTTTATCGTACAGAGTGAACATCTTTGGGCGTAAGATAGAGGATGACTATCAGTGGAAGGTTGACAATTTCAAGGATTTACCAGCACCACAGTTTTACAAATACTCGCTTTTTTTTTCGGCTCTCTATCCGAAATTATTAAAAACTACCCTAACCTATTTGAAGGCGGAGGTGAAGAAAGCAAAG